GACCAAGATATAGTCGGAAGCGAACTTCATATTGCCGGGATTCTTCATCCGCGAGTCGCGCTCAATTCTCGGATAGACGGCATGAAGGATCTCGATGTCCTGCTCCTGGCTCGACATATACTTTTCCAGCGGCTCGATCTTCCCCCACTCCTGAACGGCCTGGCGGACCTTCCACTTGAAAGAGCGATAGACGGTATCGATAACGCCGAGGTTGTTCTCGGCCACATAGATCCCGCCCATGTGGCGCGAGGCAAATCGGATATGGAGATCGTCATCCTCTTCCATCGAGAGGCAGGCCGTGCCGATAGAACAGAGGTCGACATAGATCTCATGGATCTCTGTCTGAAAGTTCGAGTTGTTGAGGACGTGGAACATCGTCTCGGCGCTTTCCTTCAGCCAGACGCGAACATCGTCCTCGTCGTCCAGGAATTTATCGCCGGTCGTAAGCTCGAAGAAGATCACCGTGAGATTCGTAAGCATCGAATAGAGCGCGCTCGCGAGCATCTCGTTCGCTTGCTCTGCCGTGGAATCGAAAAGATGGAGGTTCCTTTTATCGCCAGGATAATGCGTCCGCGTGATGTCGGCTTTCCGGGGAACGGCGTAGTCGAGACATTCTTGCCAGTGAGATTCCGTCGTGCCGCGCGTGGACCTCATCTGCCCGAGGCGCTCTACGTGCTTCTTCGCATTCATCGCCACGGATTACTCCATGCCCATGATATATGGATAGGGGGTTCCGGTTTCCGGAAGCTCATCGAATAGTCCGCCGGTAAGTTCTGTTTTCTTTTTCTTGCCGCGCCTCGGCTCTTGCGGAACGAGAGCCGCTTCCGTTTTTACGCTTCCGGCCACGGGAGCCGGTGCGGCGGGTGGGGCTCTATCTACACCGCCAAAGAATCCGCTCATGCACCCCTGCCTGTGAGAATTGTTTGGCCGCGACCGCGCATGCCCTGGGCCTCTGCCTGCGCGCCTTCGATCTCAGCTTTCTTTTTCCGGGTGGCCTCTGCATCGGCCTCGACCTTGAGCCGCGCGGCATAGGCCGATTGATCTAAAGCACCGCCGAGAGCGCCGCCGAGCATTTCCGCTGTCTTATCGAAAAAACCGCTCATCGTCTCGATCCCCCAAAGATATCGTAATCTGTCTTGGCCTTTCTTGGCAAAGTCTTATCGACTTCCCTATGCATGTCAAGGGTGACGGCTCCAGTCCGGATTGCATCAGCGCCGTGAGAATACTCATTGTGAACGGGGGTCGGGCGGAAGACGCCGTTCTTCGCATCCCACTGTTTCCTGTATTCGCGAAGGCAATCGAGCCCTTCGGCGCACTTGTCCTGATCAAACCAACTCCGCTTGATAAGGGAGCGCGTGGCATCGATCCCATCCTGAACGGTGAGCTTCGGCGCGATCACAACTGGCTTAATGCCGAGAGCCTGCGCCGTCTCCTGCCTTGATTTTCCGGTCCCGAGTTCTCTTGCCGCCGCATCATGCGGCATGAAATGCGCGCCATAGAGATACGGCTTCTCTTTCAACATCTTCGCAAGTTCCGGGAAACCCATACCCTCAACCTGAAGATAATTGATGAAATGAATTTCCTTAAAGACTCGCTGGTAGAACCAGACGGCCATGTAATCGGAGATCCCGAGATCCCATGCGGTCTGCACCGGGACTGCGGAGTCATAAGGAACGCGCCCGATCCTGTTTTCTTTCGCGAGAAAGGCCATCTCAGCGGCGTAGTACGAGCCCACATTCGAGCCGAAGAAGGAACACTCGAACTCCTGATCGTATTCTTCCGAACTCATCTCGCGGCGTGCGGCTGCGAGTTCTTCCGGAGGGATGATCCCGGTCTCGGATGCCCTGAAGAGGTTCGCGTACCACTCGCCAGTCGTGTCCTCGGATGCGAACTTATGGATGTCGTAGAAGTTGTTTTTGCCTTTCGGGGTGCCGATGAAGATCGCACCGCCAACGCGATCCGAGAGGGCGGGACGGATGGCCTCGGAGTAGACCTTCGGGTCCATCTCCGCGTACTCATCGAACACCACATCATCGTAGTACGCGCCCTTCAGCCGCACGGGGTCTTCAGCGCCCAGAAGGGAAATACGGATGGTGTCGGTCTTCGTCCTCGGGATGTCCACCCGAAGCTCCTGCTCGTTCGAGGTGACGCCGGGGAAGGCAGCCGTATACATCTTGAGGTAGTCCCAGGCGATCCGCTTCGCCTGCCCGAACGTGGGCGCGATGTAGGCATAGCGCGGCATGATCCGCTCATTTCGGATTGCCTTATGAATGATGTGATTCAGGGCAAAGACGGTTTTCCCGAAACGACGATGAGCGACAATTACATTGAAGCGCTTTAACGCATGGTGCAGACGATTCTGAAGGGGGCGGGCCTGATAACCCGTGGAGATCCGCGCCTCAGTCGTCATCGTCATCATCGACGGTGCCGCCGGATGCCTCGATAGAGGGAAGCTCGGGGGGCGGGCCGATGCCGGTGTCCACGTAGAACGCGATCGGCTTGTCCTTGTCCCCGACAAGTTTGGTGCGGTTACCATATTCATCCTGATCCCCGAGGGCGGCGAGATGCTTATAGGCATCGAGCTTCACCTTCGAGGACTTCGAGGTCTTCTCGACCACATCGTCGGCCACCTGAGCGATCCTGTCGTGGTAATGATGGGCGCGGTGCTTCCTCGCGAGGTTCATCTTCTTCTTGAATTCCTCGTTCTCATCCAGCCACTTAGCCATCGTGCGGAACGTGGGGAGCCCGTCCATCTTCCCGATGTCGCTCAGGGTGAATCCCTCGGTGATGAGGTCACAGATCTTCTCGGAGACCGGCTCCGAATAGGGATAGATGTACTGGGTGCCGATATCATCAACGCGTGTACCGACCGGCACGAGGGCCTTTGACCCATCGGGCATGATCATCCACATCTTGTACTTAATTGATTGCCCCGGCTGATTCCGGGCATTCGGGCGATGTCCTCGCTTCTTCGAGGATTCCGATGCGCGGGGGTCCATGACGACCCGCTTCTCAGCTTCAGTGTAGGGAACCCACTTATTCTTGGGGTCTTTTCGATCGATTGGATTGTTCAGGTCGGCCTCGGACAGAATAAGCTCGGGGCGCTTTTTGCTGATTCGACCCAATGGGAAGCTCCTGAAAAAAACGGCGGCGCCCGGCGGATTTGATTGTGTAGGCCAAAGATACCAGACGCCGCTCGTCAACTCATCTTGAGCTTGCCAAACATGTCGGCCTCATGCAACCATTTCTTCGTGTAGGTCAAAAAACCAACACAGACAGAAAAATCAAGGCCAGCGCAAGCGACCCAAGGGAATGGCCCTTGGAGAGGAGAGCGAGGGGGGGCAACGTGCGCATACGAACCTCAACCCGGCGAGGCCATTACCAGACTCCGACCATGCTGCTAGAGGGAGACCTTTAGTCGACAGAGGCGGTGCTCTGTTCGGAGACACCCACCCGATGGCGACGCGGCGAAAGAAGATCAGCCACTTCGAGCAGCGAGACTTCATCTACGCTCCTCCACTGAAATACCCCCCGAAGAAATGCTCGACCCCCAGACGCATCTGCATCCGCTGCCAGAAGACGGTCATCCACAAGAACGACCCGCGCTTCGATTCCAGGCTCTGCCGCTCCTGCGTTCCCCCAGGCACATCGATCACACCGTAGCGAAACACCTAAAACGTCTGCACCGTAGGGCCGAAGGCCCGGAGGTCAGACTGAGGCGAAGCCGATACCGACCGAAGGTCGGCCTTCCACCCGCCTCTCGTTCGTGGCAGGCTTTCCGGAAGAACACCTGAACCATGGATGGAACCACATGCTCAAGCTCAAGCGCGGAATCAACGAGGGCTTCTGGATCGCCGACAACATCTTCGTCATGGTGTCCGCCATCGAACGTAACCAGGTCCTCATCGCCATCCACGCCCCCAAGTACATCAACATACGCCGGGACAACGCCGAGGGCTTCCACGGAGCCACCGAACAACTGTTCGTTACCACCCGCCGTCCTCCATTCAGGGATCAGGAGGATGATCCTACCGGTAACGTGTAGGGCATCTGGAATACTTGTTCCGGGGATGAAGGTGTCCCCACGTCACTGTGTCTGCCTCAGAACTTTGGGGGTACACCCTAAGCGGCCACCGGAACCACGTTTATCGACGATGGGGGTATAAAGCAATGCTGTTTGTTTACTGCCCTCAGCGTAGAGCAATCAATGTTATTTCGTAGCAGGAAGAGGGGAAGGGGGAAGGTGATG